TCTAAACTGACCAAATCTCCAGCTTTCATTAATAGCATCATTCTCTACTTTTAAAGCTGCTAATCTACTTCTAGCTCTAGTATCTATTTTATCTGTTGATGAATTAATAGTAAATGGCCCTAATGTAGAACTTGTTTGAGTATCAGCAGGATATCTTCTTAATAATATAGTTATCTTTGCATTTCCATTTAAATATTTAAAATCTGGTATAAATCTTCTTATTTTAATAAAATATTGTCCATCTCCATCGGCATCTAAATCAAAATCACCTGATTGTATGTATGCAGGTATTGCGTTTATAGTTCCATTAGCCATAACTTCATTTTGACCTACCTCATGGTTAAAAACATAAGTAGCACCATTAGAAACTCCTTGTATAATTGGCGAAGTTGGAGCTACAGAAAGATCAAATTTAGTTGCTATAGGATCACTAAATACTTTTGACTCAGTATAAGCAGTTCTTCCTAAAGTATTAGTATACCAACTTCCTTCTTCATAATTATAAACTACGCATCGGTTTACATAATTTGATGTTGAGGCAGCATAAAACCAATATATTTCAGAATATAAACTATTAAATGAAGCATATGTTAATTCACTTCCAGAAGAAAAGTTAAATCCAGGAGCACCGTCATTTGTAGTAAAAACAAAATCTTCAACTAAAGAATTTAAGTTTTTAACTGTACCATCAAACATAAAAAATCCACCAGAGTTTCCTATCCAATAAACTGCACCGTTTGCATAAACAATTGAATGTTGACCAACACATCCACAATTGGAACCAACTTGTCTAATACTAAATGTAAAAGGTGGTCCTACAAACTGCATTAAATACGCTGAAGTATCTGTAAGGATTAAAATGTAATCTTTTGCTTTAGCTGCCCCTACAATTTTAGTACCACTATCTATTCTAAAAGATCCTGCAGTATTTACAGAAGTTGCCGTATAATCAGTTAAGGATTCTTGATCCGAGAATCTTATAAACATTTTATCTTGTGTACTAGGTGAACCTATACTTGTTTCTGTTCCTAAAATAATTAAATGTCTATCTCTGTCCGATACTATACTCATTAATGACTTTGTTGGAGCTCCAGCTAAAATTTGAGCTCTTGTAGCTATACCAGCTCCATCGTTAGGATCCCAACTAAATGTAGCACCATTTTTAATGGTTGCAATTAACAATTCACCATAATTATCAAAAGACCAACTACCCGGATCTAAAACAGCGCTTGAAGTTGCTCTAGGAGTTCCCCATGTAGATCCTCCCCATAAAGCTGTACCCCAACCATAACCAAAAGCTTGTAACAAAGGACCTATTTTATAATATGGTAAACTATCTAAGGTACCATCATTAGTAGCTCCCGTACCTGTTTCTGCCGATGACATCAAGATTGTAAACGTAGTAGTTGTTGGTGCTAATTGTACTTCAAATAAAACATCATCAAAATCTGCAGCCACATAATCAGTATCTGGAGATGTAAAAGATCCTGCATTTTCAAAAGTTAAAATATCACCAGGTTCAAGATTATGGGGGCTTGGTGTTGTCACAGTTACGGTTTGTGATCCAGTAGTCGTGGTTATGTTACAACTAGTCCTTGCAAGTGAACTGTCTAAAGGAGTTATATCATAATAATCATCACCGTTATAAATGTATAATATTTTATTAGTTCCGATAGCTAGGTATCTACGACCATCTAAATCTGACCAACTATGTAATTCTCTAGTTGCACCAACAAGTTTTTTATCCTTAATTTCTTGCCAACCACCTATTTTTTCAGGCATACCATATCTAAAACGAACATAGTCACCATCTACCCATTGGTTTTCGGCTCCTGAGTCTGATGCTTGTTTATTAAATCCTGGTGCAAAATTTACTTTTGTTAATGGCATATTTGAATTATACACCATAAGCACATATCTATAAAGATTGAGATCTTATTTTAGTTGCTGAAATAGCTTGGATTTCTTTAGGTAATTCTATCTGTTCTATTTTATAACCAACATCTCTTCCATAACAAATATTTGTAATATTAGGAGCTTGAATTACTTCAAATTTACCTCTGTATTCTCTCAAAGCATATTTAATTTTCTCCTTTACCTTTTCAAAATCATATGGGTTGTTTTCTGATATAGGCATTGATCTAACCATAATAATAACTTGTCCTGTCTTTTCTAATGACTTCTTAAATAATTCTTGATGACCTTTGTGCCAAGGTTGCCACCTTCCTAACATTAACGCGGTAGGTTTATCCCAATCGATCATGGATCTCCTTTATGATGTGGTTATAATCAAAGTTATTAACTTCGTAATCAACTTGATCAGGTATTTCAAATAGCTTATTAGTATCCTCAAATCTTCCAGATTTAATTGTATTCATCCAAACTTTTAAATCATAGTTTTTTCTATAAAGATTAAAAGGACATATAAAATCTACAACACAGGTTTTAGCTGCAATCTGACACAAGTCTTCCATTCGTATAGCTTGTCTTAATCGTCCACGTTCAGTAAAATCCCAGTCTTTAAATAATCCTCTAATTTCATCCGCATTGAAATGAGGTATCTCTGTGTCTTTAGTTAATTGTTTAGCAAAGGTAGTTTTACCTGATCCAGGTAATCCAAATATAAGAATCTTCATAAATTTATAGCTATTGTTATTCTTTCAAAATCTGTTTTTTGTTTTTCCACCATATGTCTCATATAAGATCGAAAGATTAATAAACTATTTTCTATAGGGTTAAAATAGCATCGTTTAAAACTTAAACTATTTAATTCCTTTAAATTTTTTATAGGCATCATGTCAGGTTCTGTAGGGTTTTCAAAGATGATTTTTGCACAATCTTTATTTGATTTAAGAAAGAAAACAGCACTATACGTATGCCCTGCATGACAATGATATTCTTGCTCATCACCTTTATTATATATATTTAACCATGCATCTTTTGTTTTGTATCTATAGTCAGAATTATGAGCCTTATTAAATTCAAATACTTTATCTTCAACAGTATTTAAAAACACATTAAACACAGAATCTGTTTTTAAATCATAAGTATCTAAAGTATTATAAGGTCTTAAAATCCAGTTTTCCCCACCACTATTAATATTAGATTGTATTCTTTTTGCATGTTGTTGTAAGTCATTTAGATATGAATTACCTAATACGTCTTCAGCTATATAAAAAGCTTGAGGGAAATATGTAATAATTTTATCGGTCATCTAATATTAAAACTTATAACTGTTCTATCTTCTGTTTGATTTTTTATTCTATTAGATCCGTGTCTTAACCAACTTGGAAATATTAATAAAGAACATAACTTAGGTTTAATATAAAACCATTCAAAAGAAAAGTCTTTATCTCTTTCATTTTCCATAAAAGTAATAAATGGATTAGGATTGTAAAAATATAAAGCACTACTGTTTTCATCAACATTGGTATAAATAACACCTGATAATACAGAATTAGGATGTGTATGTTCTAATAAAACAGAGTCTTTTTTTTGTATATTAAACCAAGAAGTAGTTATATTGTTTTTATTGTGTAAACCAGAGTATTCAGTATATCTTTTTGCTACCTCTTTAATTCTTTCATTAAGGTCTATAGATAGTATATCTAATATATTACTTTTTAGATGACTTGATACAGAATCACCAGTTAATAAATTATGTTTATCTTTTAAAGAATGTTGTAGTATTTCTTGTTGAATAACTTTACATTCTTGTTGACTTATAAAGTCGTCTACCTGTCGAACTAAAGTAGGAAATATTTTGTAGTCTTTATCATTCATCGAGTAACAATATTTAATACTATTCTTCTTGTGTTATCTGTTTGAGTAAACCCTTGATGCATAATCTTATTATCAAATATTATCGCTTGGTTTTCTTTAGATAAATATTCTTCATTATTAATAATAGTTCCTCCGTTACAGGTATTAAAATTAAAAATTGTTACATTTAACCCATCTACTGCTATTCCATTAGCATCTGTGCTATCATTATGTTTTGCATGGATTATTTTTTTGTTTTGATTAGTATAAAGATTTAATTT